CAAGAGCTTTTCCAGCGAACGCAGCTAACTGCGGCAAGAAAAACTCTGGCTGACCTGTGTTCGGGTTTATACTATTCTGCGGTGTACCAACCATATAGCGTCTAGGGTCAACGCCCTCTGACCTAATTGCAGATGCAATGCCTTGTGCCATCTGAGGATTGTTCTGCATAACTTGACGCGGCACAACCATCTCGCCGGGAGCCACATGCGCCATGCGTGTATCGCCGTATCTGCCCATGTTCTGCATGCTGTTCATCATGTCGTAACCTCAGTTATTTGCTTTTCTAGCATACAAACCCGAACATTTGTAGGGGTTATTGTTTTTTTTAAAAAAACTAAATTGTTCGGGTTAGTAAACATTTTCAGGCACCTGATTTAGATATTTTGGCACACAGTAAGCAACAACCCTGTCTTCTACTTCTATTCCGTGCGTACTGTACCTTTTAACGACTTCACTTGCCACCTTGTTACAGAAGTCAACACGGTGAAAATACATATCCTCACTCAACAAGGTTCGGTCATCCCCATAGCCCAGATAGACCATAAGAACGAATACGTGCATGTCACAGCATCAACTCAAAGTGTGGCGCGTCAATGAACGGTCTGCGCCCCTGTGAACGTCTTATGTCTATGTAACTGTTCATAGCATTCTCTGCGCTACCTTCCCACGCTCCAAGGTCATCTATCGTCCACGCAGCGCCCCAACGCAGCTTTGCGCCCACAGCCTCTGCGCCTTCTTTCATAGCGTCTGCAATTTCATCATATAAGTTGAGTTCCCATCTGCCACCATCGCAGTAAGCCATAAGATCAACAGCGTTACCGTCTATGTGTTTTGACTTCATGGTTTGCGAAGCCCCTTTTGCAACTAAAGCACGTTGTTCGTCTATTGTTCTCAACCCACAGATTACACTGAAATCTTGTTTCGTAACGCCAATAGCGTATTTCACAATGCCGATTAGCCTTTCATCTACACCTTCCAGCTTAGACAGACTTCGTTTGCTTAACTTGTAGCCCATGATTATTTCCCCGCATATTTAGATATTGCACGATTTCCAAACCAGAATGCTAAGACTGCGCTCATAAGTCCGGCTGTTTCTGTATCCCACATTTTGTCAACAGCTTGCATCCAATCGCCGCCAGCTTGTGTGACCTTCACCATAATCACGACCTTTGTGGCAATGAATAAAGCAAAAAACATATAAGTGATAACGGGCCGAACGGACCCACGTAAGGCGTTGATAAAACTTCCAGCGTCGATAGAACTGTCATGTAAATACAACCCTTTCGTTTCTTCAATGTCAGCTTGTTTGTCTAGCTCAACCAGCTTCATCTCAGACCGTTTCTGCGCTAGTTCTGTTTCAATATGCATCATTTCTATACGATGCTTTTGCGCTTGATTTGCTTTGAAATAATTAAGAACCTCTGGCAGAAATGAACTACCAAAACCTAATAAGCTACCTAATAGTGTTATCATTTCTCTGACCCCAGCCATACGGCAAATGCGCCTGTCATAGCGCCTGTGACAACAGAAATTAGACTTGCCTGCTGTGTAGACAAATCGGGTTGTGTAAGCGCCCACTCAATGCACCGAACATAAACTATCGTCATGGTGAACATCATAAAACGCGGTAAAATTTTGTATTCTAGTATTTTCTCAAAAGCGTTTGTCATTCAAAGCCCCCTTGCAAGCCTTCCATTATTTCCTTAACAGTCGGACGCCGCTTAGTATCGGGTGAGTATCGGCATTGAAACTGTCTTGGACATTCCTTAAAACTAAAACTCGGATAGTGATAACCTATCGTATTGTTTGGCCCTTTGTAAATACAAACCATTTCATCCTGTATTTTAGTGCGTTTAGCCAACTGACAAGTTACAAAATCAGGACTAACCAAACCAGCTACAATTGCAGATGCAATTAACATCATGTATCTACCCCAACTTTACGACAAGTGAATTGCCCTGAAGCGGGTATTCCTGACATTATTATTATGTTTTCTACAACAGAACTGCCTTTTTGCATACCTTCAATTAAACATTCGCCTTTTGTTTCAAAGCGTTGATTGTTTTCCAACATAAATGAATCACCGTTTATAAAAACAATAAGAAAATATAGAACCCAGCTATCCATTACTGGGTGGCTAGTACAATTAGATACATGCCGCCACCAAGCACACTAATTATGCCTAAAGACAGTCCAGCTATGGCTGCATTGTTTGCCAGTTGTCGTTTAGCTTCCATAGCTGCATATATGGTATCCTCCCGTTCTTTTCGTATTTGTCTACGCATACCTAGCATTTCGTCGTAAGTACCTAATCCAAAACGATAATCTAACATAAATTTAATTTCTTTTTCCTTTTCAATTAATGTTTTCTTGCGGACAATAATGTCCATTGCTTCCTTTTCTATGTTTTCAGTGCCATGTGTTTTTTTGTCCAGCCAAGTGGGGTTTTTACGTTGGGACTCAGCGCGTGTAATATCTGCGACTGCGCCGTACCACATTCCTAACTGCTTGCTAACGTCCTGCATTTCACGGCCTGCGCCGACCAACATCTTTACGCCTTTAAAGGCTGCGTTAGCTGCGGCAAATGCTGTTACAGGGTCTATCATGGACGCACACTTATCCTAGATCATGTCGTTACCGTAACTGAGCCTACAGAGCCTGTAATAGAGTTGCCGCGTAGATTTGGTTGGTTTGCAACGACTATTTTTATTTGCCCCATGATCCCTGCGGCATCTCTGTATTGAAAAAGGCTCCCCACTTCTAACCCTTGATCGTCATTTTGTAAATTAGTCAAAACTAACGCGGTGTTTCTACCTTCACCGGGATTTTGCATTTGATCCAAATAAACTGCAAAAGACCGAATAACTTCATCGAAGTACATTTGATCGTATTCCTGCGGTGGAATAGGGAAAAACGGGCGAACTAAATTCCTAGACATTATCGCCTACCGTCGGGTCTGACTTCAACTCTTGGCGTTCCTAATCGCCAAGTTGTTTCTGTAGCAGTGCTTTCTATTTTTAAATTAAACGAACGTCCGCGCAACCTTGTCCTGACTTCTTTAGTAAACTGTTCTACAGGAGTAGAAGCTACTTTATTTATGGTATCTGCATCTGTTTCTAAATATTTACCGCCCGGAAAGTTCCTAACGCCTAAAGTAAAGGTTGCAGTTGGTGTGTTAGCTGTAGAGTCACGAAACGTAATATCAGGTATAAGCCTAGATAAAAACGCAAACCTATCTCCATCACCTAAATCTATTTGACTGCTTTCTATGTTTGCAGCTATGGCACTAGCTGGCACAGTGCTGCCATCATCTAATCCGCTTTCGTGGTCATATAAGTAATGGTCTGAACCTGCGGCTATGGGCAATTCATCTACTCCACGATCCATCCATGCTGTGCGGCCCAAATTACCATAATACCATATTTTTTGCTCATAATTAAAAATAACATATCTGTCATTTTCGTCGCTACTAGCAGATGGATAAAACCACCATATTTCTGAAAACGAGCTATTGTTTGCGGCAATAACCTTTTCAATTTGATCTTGATTAAAATCAGAAAAAACGTAGTCCTTAACTGTGCAAGGCAGTTTGTTTACTGCACCTGCATAAACATAAAACTCTTCACGGCCCATCCAAAACACGTTGTCATTTACCGCAATAGCGCACAAAGGCCCAGCCGTAGTAATGTTTTCAGAAACCGTGTTTATACCAAATGTAAATGGCGGTCCAAGAAACTGCATGGCGTGTAAAGACACATCCGTAAATACCAGAATCTGTTGTCGAGTTTCTACAGCGGTTACAATCTCTGAACCAGAACCAATGCGCAAATCTCCCGCTGTATTAGTAGCTTTTGCAGACCAATCTGTTAGGCTTTCTTGACTGCCAAAACGAATAAGCAAAGGGTCTTGTGTGCCTATCGCTGTTTCTGGGTCACAACCAAAGGCTATAACATGCCTGTCTTTGTCCGAAACTAATACCTGCTTTGCAATGGTCGGAATATTATCTGTTGCTACACCTAAACTGGCAAGAGAAACCGCTCTTGCCGTAATACCACCAGACTTGTCCCAGTAAAATATACCTTCGTCACGAACGTTTATTAACAGGTCTTCGCCAAAATTATCATGGCTCCAAATACGCAAGGTAGAACCACCCGCCGCAAGAGTTGACGCTGAGTCCCATGTTCCACGGCCCCATGTTCCTGCGCCCCAACCCGTACCACCAACAGAGGTGTCTAATCCCGTGTTGACTTGATAAGCTCCAACAGATGACCCACCACCGTTTCCTGTATCGCTGGTGTTAGCAAAAACAAAAGTAGGGTTTAATCCAGAGGTCGTAGTAATGCTTTCAATAGATGCAACAGACCTAGCCTCAATTTGAAAGACGGTAGCACTTACAACATGCGTTACTTGATACTCTTGGTTTAAAACGTTTGCAGTTATCACCCCACCAAGACTTGCTGCATTTGTAAAAGTTACAAAGTCATTTTCTAAAGCACCATGATTATCCGCATCTGTTACAGAAATTGTGCAACACGTTACCGCCGCACTATCCGAATGAGCCGCCGCAGTCGTTCCGTTAATCCCGCGTTCACATCCTGTCAAAGTCGCACTGCTAACTCCGCCATACGTTATTTGTTCTGAGCCAATCAAGATGCGACCACCACCTGTAGGAAATCCACTGGCACTGTTTAACGTTATAGATTGTGCCGAGTTCGTAATGGCTCCATTTAACGTATCGGCTCCCCCCGCAAAGGTAACGGAGGACGATGCAACTCTAAGAGGGGTTATGTCGTGGTATGTTCCGCCCTCACTTAT